TGAAGAAGATTTGAAGAAAAAAGAAACTGCTAAACAATTCATCGAAGAACAAAAGAACGAAGAACAACGCAGACATAAAGAGTTCTTGGAAATTCTAAGAGAATACACTTCACTGAGTGGTCCGACAACTCTAGTTAAAAAAGAAGAAGGCGGAGATTTACTTTCTGGACTTATGAGTACTATTAAGTCAATGATAAACACTGCCGTAAGCGGTGTTCTTACTGTTGTAAATGGATTAATTGATGGTTTTAAAAAATCATTAGATTGGTTAGGTGATTTGAAAACATTTATGTCATTTTTAGGTGGTAACTCACTCAAACTTTTATTAAGTTTAGGTAAGTTTTTAATCAATCCTTTCACTATTGGTCTATTTGCCGCCATTGCTGGTGGTGCCGCTATAATGTGGCTTGGAGAAAAATTAAAAGATTATTTCCGTGAAAACGTGGTTAATATGAAAGCACTTTCTCCCGAAAAAGCGGCCGAATTATTGCAAACACCAGGTGCATTTCGGACAATTGAGGAGTATGGTGGTCGTGAAGCTGTATTGAAAATTGCAAAAGAAGGCCACCTTGAAGCGGAAAAAATACTAGCAACAGGTGATATTAAAAAGATAAATGATGCTGGTGGTAGACCTTTCTTGGAACAAGTTGTTGCACGTGGAGCCGTAACTGTTCCAGAATCTGCGGCCAAGGAAGACCTTTCGCAATTTGAAAAAGAATTGAAGCTAAAAAGACCAAAAGGTTCCGGCTTAGCGGTAAAAAATGAACAAGCCAAATGGGATGCTCTTTACGGTAAAATCTATGATCCTGAGACTGGAAAAAGATTGGACTTAATTAGTCCTCCCTCTACTGTACCTGCAAAAATGTCAGAGACTCCTGCAACAGCACCCACACCAAAACAAGAAAGTACAACAACACCAATACCACAAACACCAATGTCTTCTAGAATGAATGATGCTGTACAGGAAAATCAGGATCTAAGTGTTGCACCACCAGGAAACACACAAACACCACCACCAGTTCTAACGACAAACACAAGCACTGTTGATCTGCCTGACAGACCTATTCCTGCTACCGCATCTGTGCGTGATAAAACACCAATTCTCGACCACGTGCTTCAACAATCTCTAGTACCAGTATAAAAAAGCCCGCACAAGGCGGGCTCAAAACTTTCGGTCAAGGAGAGTTTTATTCTTCGGCTAGCTTAGAGAAATAAGCCAAATCATCATCATCTTCGGCAATACCGGCATCCGCCATCACTGGCGCAGGCTTACGTGGCATTGCTTTAGCTTGTTCAACTGTAGTCTTTGCAACTACTGGTGAACCATCAAGGCCGAGAACCTTGTCTAGACGAGCCTTCAACTCATCATAAGACTTAAAGTTTTCTGGTGCAAGGAACTCTTTGAGAGAGTATTCTTTCTTCCAGATTGCTTCAAGTTTGTCATCGTCATCCAACAAGGCGGATGGAGATTCGAATTCAGACTTATCATAGTTCTGATATCCCTCAACTTTACGAATCTTGAGTTTGAAGTTTGCACCGTTCCACATATCAAATGGGTTGAGTGGCTTCTCATCTTCGAAAGCAGGGTTCATTGCTTCGTTAATCTTATCAAAGATTTTCTTACCAAACTTGTAAAGGAAGACTTTACCTTCGTTCTGAGGATTCTTAGAATCTTCAACAACATAGATGTTTGCGATGTAAGATAGACGGCGCTTCTGCTTACGTGCAATTTCCTTGTTTGCTTCGATGCCAGAATTCCACAACTGAGAGTTGTATTCAGAAACTGGATCTTTCTGGTTCAAAGTGGTAAGAGAGTTTTCAATGTACCAGCCGCCAGGACCCTGGAAACCGTGATTGAATACTTTTACCCATGGAAGTGCATCTTCACCATCAACTGAGGGTTGAGGAAGAAAACGAATAACTGCATAACCATTACCAGCCTTATCGACTTCGGGTTTCCAGAAATTATCTTCTTTGGAGGGAGATTCGGCTGAGTTGAGTTGTTCAATAGCCTTTGCGAGTTTGTCCAGATTGCCTGAACTACGCTTGAGATTTGCGAATGAAGACATAGTATTTTCCTTGTATAAACGTTGTATTAAATGTATTTCGAATTATCCACATATTTCATAATGTATGAAGTATATAGGCGAATCAAAGGTACATTTTGAGAATTGCGATGGTAGAAACGGCATCTCTGTGAAGAATACCGATACCACCGGCTTTGTTCCAGTCATCGATAACAGACTTGGTATCATCGATAATAATGGAATTGGGTGTAGCGTACTTGTATTTCAGGGATTTACCTGGAACAAAGTTTGCTTTATAGTGAATGTTATATGTGTTTAGCCATCTAGCTTTTTGAGGTGCAATCATGGCATGAAATTCTTCACGTGCTGTTGAAGACAGAATTTCTTTTGGTGTAGAGAGTGTATCAAGAAAATCAATCAATACACGTGCATCATCCATCAAATCCAATTTGGCAAAACAATCTTCACCGATAAAGGATTCAAATAGGCCATAAAACTCTTTTCGATTACGAGTTTCTTCTGGATATAATTTGAACCGTGCTTTATATGCTTTGTTGAAGTCGGCAATTACACCATCCATATCAACATAAATTTTATCGATTGTCATACTGTTTTCAGGCTGTTTAAGTTTTTCTTTAAGACCGCAAGCATTTTGGGTTTGTCAAAGTTTAGGAACGGAGCATACTTTTCACAACTCTTTACGAATTCTGGAAAGATGATATCGTCTTCAATCTTTTTCACCCACATTGGCAAGAACTTTAATAACTCATTTAAGATAATTAAAGTTTCTTTAGCGATGTTTCCTTGCATATAAAGATTATACAACAAGGGGTACTGCCCGTCAATCACTCTCAGCAATTCTTCCGGATTGTTTACCATATCGAATAGTTTGTGGAGGTCCTGTTCGAACACATAGGAAAGAGACTGCTGGGTTTTTTGCCACACCTTGTATTCGGATTCGGCATCCTCGGATAGGAGGTCACCCACCCATATCTTTGGATTCACTAGCATATTGGAGACAAAGAAACCAAAGAGTTCATCACGCTTGTATTTTCTGGACAGTTTATAGAATTGAAACTTGTCCTTACGGAGCATGAATTGGTCTTTGGTTACGTTTGTCTTGCCGTTATACTTCACATAATCATATTTTGAAGTGAAATGTAGTTTCAATGCATGAAACATTGCATACGCTTCAAACCCACCGGCTTCATTCATAACGGCAACTTATTCACTTTCTTAATCATATTTGCGGCTTGTGCCTCATCGGAGATTTTGGATTTCAAAGGAGTGGTAAGGAGCGTGGCCGCAATCTCTACCTCGAATCCAGTTTCTTCGCAATGGAGAAGCACCGCATCCATATAACCAATTTTTTTATCCTTTACGATTTCCTCGATAATTGCCGAGAACTTTCGTTGTTCTTCTTTAGTTGCCATTATTTCTTAACATTCAATGCATAAGAAATGCAAGTGGCAGTAGGATTAGTTTCATAAGCACACTTAACTGCGAGTGGATCAACACCCTTTGCAATAGCGGCTTCAATGTTTTTAGCCATATTGTTTCGGTCATTAATATGATTCAATGATACGGAAATGATACCAGCAAGTGCTAGAATCATAGCACATACGATTGAGGTAGTCACTACTGTATTAGAAGAATTCTTTGTTTCTGTCAATTTTATCACCTTTTCGTTTGTAAAATATGTGGCGACCGATTTGGTCAACTTTTTCCAGCTTCCATCCTGGGTTAACGTAGTCTGCGTGGTAATAGGTTGCTCCATTGGTTACGTCCTTAAGTTTGTCGTGATTGATAATCATGTTGACTGCCAGTTCACGTATGTCAGTATACAACTTTGTTTCTTTGATTGTCAAGCGTCTATCGGTAAACTTTTTGTCACAGTACCAAGAAAATTGGCATGTTCCTCCAGTTTTTTGATAAACAACATCACAAATCGAATGGGCATAGTTTCCAGTTCTCACACGGTTAAGTGTTACGAATGCAACTGCCTTTTTTCCTTCTGTCGGCTCATGTGCGGCTTCAAAATAGATATTCTCAGCAAGGCATGTGACCTGCTTTTGTAAATCTTTTGAAAGTGAATAATAATTGGTTTTGAAAGGTAGCATTGCGTCAATATTAAAGTTGACCATGCCACAACCAATGATAAAAGCCGAAAAGAGGATTGTCAGAAGTATTGGTCTACTTCGCATATCTTCCTTTGTAGTTGAACAAGATGGTAATTTAATTCTGTTACTAGGATAAACTACCAAAAACCCTAGGAAGCCTTTATCAGGCTGCCAATGCGAACTGTGAGTCGTTTGCGTTTACTTTGTTTGCTTCTTCGACCGAGTTTCCTCAATCCTAAAGGCTTCTGCTTTGCCTAGTTGTCCACTTCTGTACTTGTTGCCCTGTCGAAACCATGGCTGGCCCATTATAAAACATACTCGCTCGTTTCCTGCCTTATCAAACTTATGGCACCAAGTATGCTTTATGGTGGACCAGGTGGGAGTCGAACCCACGTCCAGAACACTTTTCTAGTTGCTTCATACAACCATATCACTATTATACACCAATATTGCACTGGTGTCAAGTGTTTTACCAAGAAAATTTCGGATATTTTACTTTTACCGCTTGGCACTTCGCTAGGTAATCAGCTTCCTGTGCGGCATCACCCTTGACCTTAG